CCTTAGCTTCACCTCCACAGCGAGTCTGATTGCCGATGGCCTGCTCGGCGGCTCATTCACGACCAGCCTGGATGCGATGGGCAACGTCAGCGGACAGGGCCACTTGTCCGCCGTGTCCATCATCGGCCTGACAGCCGATGGTATCGCCCTGGGCAAAGGCGAGTTGGCGGCCACAGCCGCGCTCAGGCTGACACCCTCAGCCATTCCAGGCGCATGGGGCGACCTGCTGGCGACGACCAGCATCCACATCGCCGCGAGCGGTGGGCTTACCGCTGTGGGGCAGTTGTCGGGCGCAATGCCAATCAGCGTTGCCGCGAGTGCAGAACTTACCGGCACCGGCTACTTAACAGGCGCAGCAACTGTCACCCTGCTGGTCAACGGCTCGCTCTCGGGCGGTTTGATTACTTATGGCGGCTTTCATGTCGGTAAGGTCAGCATTGCGCCGACTTATCGTGGCCAAGCCTCGGCCACGCCCGCCTACCAAGGTCGCGTGTCCCTCGCCAGCACCTATCGCGGTATCGCTCAGGTGACGTCCTCTCATTCCGGCGCTGCGACAATCGCTTCCACCTACCCCGGACCAGTAACGATCAATGTCCTTTGACGAGACGCTCCACATCGGCGAACCCAACACGATTCGCCTGGCAATCTTCGATGGCAGCACGCCGATTACAAGCGCTGCACCGACCTTCACCGTAAAAACCACTACCGACATGGTGGTGGGTGATCCCACTTATGCGATGACCTACAACGCCACGACGCAAGATTATGTCGGTGTCTTTCCCGCCAGCGCCGCCGCCGATCTGATCGAAGACGGCGAATACCACGTCTTCATCGTAGCGGAAGACATCACGCTCCGCAGAATTCTGGTGCTGGCCGATTATCGAGGGACCGAGTAATGCGCGGACGACCTCGTAAACCGCTCCCTGATCTGTTGCTCGATGGCCGCTACCGCTCTGATCGTCACGGCGAACCATGTGAAGTCTGGTTGCCGGATGGCGCGCCGACGATGCCAGACTGGCTCACCGACGAAGCGCGCGAACTATGGGAAGCCCTGGTTCCGCCGCTGGCGCAACGGGGCGTGGCCACCGAAATCGACGCCGCTGAGTTAGCCGCGATGTGCGATTGGTGGAAACGCTATCGGCAAGCCTGCCGCGCGCTCGACGACATCTCCGACCGCCAATCCAATACTTACTACCGCACCCAAATCCTGGCGGGCGCGGCCTGGAAAAACTTCTCGTCCGCCGCCTCCCGATTCGGACTCAATCCGTCAGATCGCGCGAAGCTCCGCCTCGGCGTCGAGCCGCGCGCTGACGATCTTCTGACCTTCGCTCATGGATCAAACGACCAAGGACTGGATTCGCAACGCAGCAGATGAACGCGCCACGCAGCGTGGCTGCTGGTTCGATGAAGCGCGCGGCAATCGCGTCGTAGCGTTCTTCGAGCGTTTCTTACGGCTCTATGAAGGGGACTTCGCCGGGCAAGCGTTCGTGCCGCAGGATTGGCAAGCCGACCTCTTAATGCGTGCGTTCGGTTGGGTCCGCCCTTCCGACCACTGGCAGCGTACGGTGCGCCGCTTCCGGCGCGTTAGCGCATTCATTCCTAAGAAGAACGGTAAGTCGCCGCTGGGTGCAGGCGTTGGCCTGTACCTGCTCATCGGCGATGGCGAGCAGGGGCAAAAGGTCTTTAGCGCGGCCAAGGACGGTCAGCAAGCCAAGATCATGCACACGCACGCCATGAAGATGGTCGAGCAGTCGCCGCTGCTGCGGAAGCATTGCCGCATCAACCAAAGCACAGGGCGCATCGTCTATACGCCGACTTCCTCGACGTATTCCATCCTCTCGGGCGACAACATCGACGGGCAGGAGGGACTCAACGGCAGCGTCGTGATCGACGAAACACACGTTGTCGATCAGCGGTTGGCGCGCGTGCTGGAACACATGGGCGCATCGCGAGCGCAGGCCATGCAATTCGAGATCAGCACGGCAGGCAACAACCCGCAAAGCTATGGCCGCAAGCAGTACGAGCATGGCCAAGCAGTCAATCGGGGCGACTTCCTGGATGACGAGTTCCTGTTCATCAGCTACGAAGCGCCTCAAGAAGCGACCGATGCGGAAATCGAAACCAGTCCCACCCTCTGGCGACAGGCGAATCCCTCGTGGGGCGTCACGATTAACGAGGAAGAGTTTCACGCCTCGCTCCAGCGCGCCAAACGCTCGTTAGCGGATTGGTCGGCGTTCAAAATGTACCGGCTCAACGTCTGGGCGCAAGCTGCCAATCCTTGGCTCAAACAGGACGATTGGGTCAACTGCTCGCGCACATTCACAGCGGCGGATCTCCAGGGGCAGTCCTGCTGGCTTGGCTTGGACCTCTCAAAGACGCGCGATATGACGGCGGCGGTGCTGGTCTTTCCCAAGGGGGACGGCTTCTACCAATTGCCGTTTTTCTGGCTCCCCGCAGAAGAAGCCAAGCGCAAGAACCACCTGGCTCCGTATCTCGAATGGGCCAAGCAAGGCTTCCTCGAACTAACGCCCGGCGACGTGGTCGATTACGGCTACGTCGAACGTCGGATCATTGAAATCAACGAGCAGTTTCATTTGCAAGGGATCGCTTACGACAAGACGTATGCCGAAGAACTCACGCAACGCTTGCAAGAGCAGCACGGCATCGAACGTCTGGTGTTTGAGCAAACGTGGCGCAACTTCGCGAGCGCGACGGCAGAGTACGAACGGCTCATCATCGCTGGCAAACTCCAGCATCCGAGTCATCCCATTCTCAACTGGCAAGCGGGGCACGTTCAAGTGAAGACCGACGCCAACCATAACAAACGGCCCGTCAAAGCCTCCGCCGATGATCCGAAAAAGATCGACGGCATTGTCGCTGGCGTCATGGCGTTGTACGCCACAATCGCCCGGCCCGAGACCAGCAGTGTTTACGACCGAAAGGGCAGCGTCCTTGCGATTTGACTTTCTTACGCGACTCTTTCGGACCGAGCAACGTTCGCTGGAAAACCCCGCCGCGCCGCTACACGTCCATTGGTCGCCCACCAACGATGCAGGCATGGTCGTCACGCCGCAGACGGCGCTGAACATCGCCGCCGTCTGGCAAGCGACCAACGTGCTGGCCAACGATGCCGCCAAACTCCCCATCCATCTCTATCGCCGCTTGCCGGATGGCGGGCGCGAACGCGATCGCGCGCATCCAGCAAGTTACCTCTTACGACACAAGCCGAGCCGCACGCTGACTGCCGCTGCGTTCAAGAAAACGCTGATGCAGCACGCGCTGCTATGGGGCAACGGCTATGCCTACATTGCCCGCGACGGCGCGGCGCGGCCGCTAGAGTTGTCGATTCTCTTGCCAGACCGCACGCAGCCTGTCTGGTTGGCCAATGGCAGCTTGCGATATGTCACGACCGTCGGCAACCAGCGGCGGACGCTGCTGCCGGAAGATGTCTTCCATTTGCGCAGCCTCGGCTTCGATGGCCTCATCGGCTACAGCGTGGTCGAGTTGGCCCGCCAAAGCCTGGGCTTGGGACTTGCCGCTGAAAAATTCGGCAACCAGTTTTTCTCCAATGGCGCGGTCAGCACCGGCGTTATTAGCTATCCCGGTCGCTTGAAGGAGCAGGCGGCGGAGAACCTTCGCGACGAGTTTGAAGAGAAGCATCGGGGCTTGAGCCAAGCGCATCGCACGATCTTGCTCCAGGAAGGAGCCAAGTTCCAGCCGCTCACGATCCCCAACGAACAGGCCCAGTTCCTCGGCACGCGCGAATTCCAGAAAGCCGAAATCGCCAGTTGGTTCAACCTCCCCGCGCACAAGGTCGGCGTCGGCGACCGCACTAGCTATGCCAGCCTGGAGCAAGAAAATCAATCGTATCTCGACACCAGCCTCGATCCGTGGCTCATTGCCTGGGAGGAAGAGTGCTGGGATAAGCTGCTGACCGAAGACGAGAAGCAACGCGAAACGCATTTCGTCGAGTTCCTGCGCGACGCACTGTTACGCACCGACCTGCCGACGCGCTATGCCGCTTATAACACGGCCATTCAATGCGGGTTTCTGACTCCTAACGAAGCGCGCCGCAAAGAGAACCTGCCGCCTGGCGGTCCCGAACTCGATACGTTCGTGCGCCCGGTCAACATGGCCCCCGCGACAGTCGCCCAAGCCACCAACACCACGGAAGCGCAGCGGCTCTTACTCAGCGATGCCATTGGCCGAATGTACCGCCGCATGGCAGCGGCGACGCGCCAAGCCGCGAAGCACCCGGCTGAATTTCGCAGCCGCATCGAACGCGAGCTTGAGCAATACGAACCTATCTTCGTGCAAGCCATTCAACCCGCCGTGGCCGCAATCCGCCTGCTCTCCAGTAAACCGCTCTCCGCATCGGCACTGGCCCGCGATCACGTCGCGGAAGTGCGCTCGGCCCTCGCCGACATCCCACCCGAACAAGTCGAGACGCTGTTGACCCGCTGGGAAGCGACCGGCGCGGACGCTCTCGCCGACAACATTCTAGGACTGGCCTTGTGAAAATCGAAACCCGTTACCTACCCGCCTGCGAACTGCGGATCGAAAGCGGCACTGACCTGCCGCAGATTGTCGGCTATGCCGCCGTCTTCCACGCGCTGAGCCACGACCTGGGCGGCTTCAAAGAACGCATCCAGCCCGGCGCATTCCGTGAGGCGCTCGCCGCACAGCCCGATGTCCGGGCGCTCGTCGATCACAACCCGAGCTTCATTCTCGGGCGCACCAAGAGCGGTACGCTCACATTGACCGAAGATGAACGCGGGCTGCATGTCGTCATCACACCGCCCGATACCGCACTGGGACGCGACCTCTTGACCAGCCTGCGGCGCGGCGACATCGACGGTATGTCGTTTGCCTTTCGGGCCGTAAAAGACACCTGGAGTAAGCAGGATGGCCTGACGATTCGCGAACTCCAACAGGTGGACCTGTTTGACGTTAGCGTCGTCGGCACGCCCGCCTATCCCGATACCAGCGTGGCCGTGCGGTCCCTGGAATCATGGCAGCGCAACCATTTCGATCCCGCGCAACTCAAGACACTCGCCTGCAAGCTCAGGCAAGCCTCCCTCTAACACCTCGTCGGCAAACCGACTCTTTCCCTCGGTAGCTCCTGCGCCAACGCCAGGCGTGCTGCCCTCTCGCGGCCCTCTGCCGCACTTCTTTCCTTTGGAGTGAATCTGTGCCTCACAGCACCAAGGCGCTGCGCGAACAGCGCGCGCATCTCGCGAAACAAGCCAACGACCTTCTTACCCAAGCGACCGGCGAACAACGCGCCCTGACCGGCGAAGAAACGGCGCAGTTTGACAAGCTGCACGCCGAAATCGACAACCTCAAAACGATGGTCGATGCCATCGAACGCCAGGAAGCGGTAGACGCCGAACTGGAACAAGCCCCCGATGAAGAG